TCATTCAATAGGAATACTCTATCACCGCCAGAACCAGTTGCTCCTCCCCCAAGGATTGCCCAAGTTCCGTCATACCCTTCAAATTGATTAAGAGTAGTGTTGTACCGGATCATGCCGGTAGATGAAGTTCCTGGTCTAGCAGCTGTTGTACCAGACGGAATTTTTAATGCACCACTACTAAATAAGTGTGCATCACCGTTTCCTGAAACACGTAGCCACTCAGTGCCATTAGCAGTAACTGAAAGTGTGTCGGGAGCTACAGTAAAAATTCCTGTATTTGGATCATCAATAAAAGTAATTGATGGATCAGCGGCACTACCGCTTTCAAAAAATATTTTATCTATTCCTGAAACAGTTCCTGAAACAGTTAGTGTTCCTATTACGCCTGAAGTAAACTGACCAATAGCGCCTGAGATAGTGCCGCTAGTCGTTGTAATATTTCCTGTTACCGTATTGTAGTTTCCAGAATTGGTAATATTATTTTTTACATTTAAATCGCCACCACTTACTGTGACAATTCCACTGAATGTAGGATTTCTTACAAGGCCAGAAACATTAACAGTAACATTCGCTTCCGGTGAAGTTCCAGTCGTGAACGTTATAAAGTCAACTCTAGCTTCACCATATTGCGGCATGACAGTTTAATCTTCACAACTACTTTTCATTTATTCTAACTCAAGGATTATCCCCAAATAGTTAAGACTGCTCCATAGATTCCGGAAGTAATTGTAACTCTTTTTGCTCCAGCTGCAGTTGCATTAATTTTATTTCCTCCATCTGTATAGAAACCTGTGTCGCTATCGTTTTTAAATGTAATAGAAGGATTAATTTCTGTTCCTGATCCAAAAATTCCTTTGTTTAATTCAACTGTTCCTGTAACAGTTACATTATCTTGACTAGCAAAACCACTTGCAAACGTAACTATTCCACTCAATGTTGTTGTTCCTTTTATAACAACATCACCACTGATTGTTAAATCGTCTCCAATAATAAAGTCATCATCAACAAATAAATCTTGAAATGTTCCAGTCGTATACGCAAGAGTAGTTCCTGTAAGCGTAGTTATATTTGCATCTGTAAAAATACCTGATGTTGCTTTAAAAGTTTCTCCTGTAACAGTAGTACCCGTAACCGTAGTAAAACTAGCGTTTTCTCCTGTTATTGTTGCAAAAATACCTGTTACAAAATTAGAGGTAATACCTGTAGCAAGTGTATTAAAAATACCAGTGGTTGTTTGTACAGTTACTCCAGTAAACGTATTGCCTGTAACTGTTCCAGCAAATGCACCACTTGCAGCCTGAACTTCCGTAAGAGAATTAATAACTCCTCCGGAAATTCTTAATCCACTAACATCTGCACTAGCAAAAACGCTACCAGCTTCAACATTAATATTGCCGCCTGTAATAGTTAAACCACTAAGGCTGCTAGACCAATAAGGTGTTGTACCTGATCCACGAGATACTAAAGGTTGTCCATGTGTACCAAAGTTTTCTCCTTGAATACCAATTGCACCGACTGGGTTAATCCTTACTTGTTCAGTACCACTTGTTGCAAAGCCTAATACGTCACCTGGTTGACCTGAGACTGAACCTGAAGTAACAAAGAAACCTGTATTTTTATCTCCTGTAAATGTAATAGAAGGTGCTGCTGCACTTCCAGATGCGAATACACCAGTAGCAAAATCCGCTGTTATGCCAGAAAAATTAGTACTCGTAAGAGTTGTAAATAAACCGCTTGCTCCTGTAACTGTTTCAAATAAACCACTTGTTCCTGTTGTTGTTACAAAGTGCCCACTTGTTGCATTAACAACTTCACCAGTAATTGTTCCACTTACATAAAGATTGTTTCCTGAAATAGTATTGCCACTAATTAAAGGAGACGTAATAATAGTGTCAAAATTTCCTGATTGGGCAGTAATAATTTCTCCACTAACTGTTCCTGTTACAGAAATACCAGATGCAAAATAACTTTCGCCGCTTACAAATAAACCACTTAAAATTGTGAAGTTGCCACTAATGGTTTGGTCTCCACTAAACTGAAGGTTGGCTGCCGTTAAAGTTTGAGCTTGTAAGCTGTCAAATAAACCACTTACGCCGGTAATAGTTGCGCCTGACGCTCTAACAAAATTACCGGTTCCTCCTGAAATAGTGGTGGCATTTATAGTGCTTCCTGTAAATAGCCCTGTAACTGTAGCCGCTCCAGCTACTGCTAATGTATCTGCTTGAACTACATCTCCGGTAACTGTTAAAGCATCAATACCACTAACAAAAATATGTCCAAAATCTCCTGTAGTTGTATTTAAATAATTACCAGTAGCGTTGGTCCACCTAATTACATCTCCACTAATCGTGCTGCCTGAAAGAGTAGTAAAAATACCATCAATTCCTGTCAAGGTTGTATAACGACCTATATCTCCAGTAATTGTGTGTCCAGAAATTGTTCCTGTGACATTAATATTTGCTGCGTCAAAGTCACCTGAAACATTTATATTTCCAGTGCTTACAAGATTATTGACAACAAGATTATCAAAGTTGCCACTAACAGCATCAATACGTTCACTAATAGTAAGAAAATTAGCATCGCCAGAGCCTGCGCCAATAAAATCCCCAGTGATAGTAGTACCTGATGCGTAATCAAAATAACCACTAACAAAATCAATAGTTGTTCCAGTTGCGATAGTAAAATTACCGCTAATAAATTCAGCTGTTACGGTATTAATACTTGTTGCTTGAATTGTGTTTGCAACAATTCCGCTTTCTACTCTTAAATCTCCGCTGGTACTTAAATCACCAGTAACTGTTACAATTTTTGCAAATTCTACATTCTCTTCAAATTCAACAGTATTTTCAAATAAACTATGTCCACTAACAGTAAGGGTTCCAGAAACTACTAAGTTTCCTACAGTAAAAGGATCAACTTCATTCGTATTGATATAGTAATTATCTAAATATTGCCTAAATTCTGCAAAGGTTATTTTCTTATTGCGTAAAGCAGGATCGATCTCAAAGACATGTACAAGTGTTAGTACATCTTGATCATTGATGTCACCGGGTAAAATAACCGGAAACTGAGTTATCCTGCGATTCGGCACACCACAACTTCCAACCTATCTATTAATTATAGGTTGAGTTAATTAGACCTAATCTCAATACGTGGCAAGATATTTGTGGTAAAGTTCCAAACTGCTTGTACGCCTGTCACTGCAATGCAAGCTACAACAAAAACAGCTATTAATTCAGGCTTTGTTAAATTACGTCTAACTGTTTGAATCTGTGGTGTAGGTGCAGGCACAGGCGTTTGTTGTTGAACAACAGGTTGTGGAGGAATATAACTTTGACGTGGTTGAGGTTGCGGAGCTGGGGGCTGAGCAATACGTTGAGCCTGAATTTGATCAATGGCCTGTTTCATTGCAAGCTGGCGCATTGCTTCAAAGTTAGGCATTGGCTGCTGAGGAGTAGGTGGTTGTCCTTCAGTAGCTGCTGAAAATTCAGCAGGATTTTCAAAGCGTTGTCCATTTGGCTCAACGTAGTAAGCACCTGGTTGATTACTAGGAGTTACTTGCTCTTCCATTCTTAAACCGTTAATGTATAGAAACTGTAGCAGTTTTTAAAGAGTATGGCGACAGAACTATCCGACATTTCTGCTGAATTAAAAGGCATTCGTAATATCCTTGCTTCTATGTGGCACAGTCGTTATAAAGATGGTGAAACAGATCAAGTTTCTCCTGAAATTTATGCAGATGAATATATTTCAACAGAAGAGTGCGCTCGTCGTTTAGCAGTAAGCGACCAGACTATTCGCAATTGGATTCTTCAAGGCAAAAAAAGAACTGGTTATGGTTGGACACAAGGCGTGCATTATATTACAATCCCTGTAGGCCCACGGAAACAAATTATTAGAATTCCTTGGAATCATTTAATTCTTTCTTTCGCAAAGGGTGAAGAAATTACACTACGTAGTTTTGATCATAAAGGAAAAAAACTGTACAGCAATAAGCCCAGGCCTGACTTGGACAATGTTCCAAATCCAAATGTTCCTGATGTTGACGACTAATGCCCCATCGTTTCGATGGTATCGATATAGATGCCCTTACCTTTGATAATTATCATGAGTTACTACCTGAAGCTTTAGCAAAACAAATTGACATGTTCATACCGCCTGAAGGTTCGTTTGATGAACGAATCATGAAACGTTATGTTCAATCAATAAAAGAATTTGAATTAGAAGATCCTAATAGTCATACCACTCTCGCTAATAGATTAAGGCTTGCTTTTAAAGATATGGAGCCAGAAACAATTTGTTCTCGTTTTCCTAATGCAGATTTGCCTTTAAAACGCAGGCTTCGTTGTGTTGCTGAGTATTTAATTAGATCTCAAGAGTTTATTAAGATGAAAGATGAGAATGGAAAACTAATAAAAAAACGTGGAATCTTGGGAAAAATGGTTGTTATTTACCAGCCTATGCCTAAAATGTTGACAGTATTAAAAAAACAAGGTCTTTTAAAAGATGCAAAGAGAGGAAATGTTACAGGGAATCCTGGGTAAAGATGGAAAGCCTGAGTATTTAGACAAGGTTGTCAAGATGGTTTTAGGAGATATGGGTGAGTTTTTTAAAAAATTCTGGGAAGAACTAGGTGCTGGAGTTATGGTTTTACAGCCAGGAGCTGAGGATAAAGGAATGTTTTGGCTAACGTTGCCACAACTCAACCAGGCTAAAGAAGATTCTGAATCAAAAGAGTTTCGTGATCACTTAGAGATTATTCTTCAGGCTATACAAAAAATTGACCCCATGAAAAAAGCTGGTTATATGATTTGGGACAGCCGTGGCACTCGTTATTTTGAAGTAGATTACGACAAAGAAAAACAAGAGTAATGGGAATTAAACGTGGCCATCAACGCGTTGAAGATTTTGAATGGATTACAAATCGTGACTTAGTTGATTCTGCTCACTATGTACTGGGTGGAATTGACTTAGATCCAGCCAGTTCTAAGACTGCTAATAATTATGTAAATGCAAAAAATTTTTTTACGATACAAGACGATGGTTTAAACGAACAAAAATGGCACGGAAATGTTTATGTGTTTCCACCCGCTCAATCATATTTTTGGAATAAAAAAGTACAACGTTGGAAAACAACACGTGGTTTATCGCCAACTTTAATTTCAGGGCAAGCTATTTGGTGGAAAGCTTTAAAAAGAAAATGGTTGTCTGGTGAAATTGAATCTGGTATTTATTTTACAAATTATATGGATATGGCAATGTATTGCCAAGATATTTTTGATCATCCTGTTTGCATCATGGCTAGCAGGCCTACTTTAATTAGACATTATTTTCATGATAATAAATTTGTGCGGCAAAACACTGCATCATCGATGATTGTTTACTTACAGCCTAAAAGCAATATAGAAGAAGCTACTGAATGTTTTGTTGAAACTTATCAACCAAAGGGTCGAATTATCTTGTAGAGTTATGAAACTGCTTATAAGATATGAGTGTTTTAAGCGACCAGGAAATTAAAAATCTAGCTGCAGAGGGCATGATTTATCCGTTTTCAGATCGTCTTATAAACGAGCAAAATGGAATTAAATTGCTAAGCTATGGACTCAGCTCATATGGTTATGACATTCGTTTGTCACCTAATCAGTGTCTTTTATTCGGGGGTGTCCAGCACGGAATGTGTGATGCTAAAAACTTTGATCCTGAAATTTTAAAGGAGACAGAACTTCATGAGGACGAGCGAGGCCACTATTTTATCCTTCCTCCTTTTGGCTATTGCCTGGGTGTTGCTGTTGAACGCTTGGCTTTACCCCGCGACGTTACCGTGGTTGCCGTGGGTAAAAGCACATACGCAAGAGCTGGAATTATGGCAAACATTACACCAGCTGAAGCTGGTTGGGAAGGTCATTTAACTTTAGAAATTTGTAATTGCACTCCTTTGTTTAATCGTATTTACGCTAATGAAGGTATTTGTCAACTACTGTTTTATCGTGGTAAACCTTGTGACACTAGCTATCAAGAACGCAAAGGAAAATATCAACAACAACCAGCTGAAGTAGTCTTAAGTAAAGTTTAAAATCTACCAAATGTGGCTTTAGGTTTATCTGCATAATTTGTAGAACCTGCGTAAGGAAAATCATCTCCTTCTACGATGCCCGACAATTGTCCTGATCTATCTGTATATGGTTGATCGTACTGTCGTTTCTCACGAAACTTCGCTGCACTACGCGCTGCTTTCAGCGACTTTGCAACACGATTCTGTTTTGCTTCACCCGCCGCATCACCAATCCTTGCCGTTCTGCGTTCCACAGGCTCCAATCCCCTTAGGTCGACATCATAAGCAGCCTCTGGATTTAAATCAGAAGTAAACTTTGCAGATGTTCCTGAATCTTTAGAAGGATCGTAAGTAGGTGAGTAAGCCATCTGTCAATTATAATTAGGGTAAACCGTGATTTAAAGATGGGCTTTTTAAATAGTTTTATGGGTAGCAATGATACCCTTAAGGAAAGAATGGCTACGTTAGATACATTTGGTCAGCCTCTTGCTAATGCAACTAATGATGTTCCTGTTTATGACCAATACAATACTGGTTTAGCAGTAACGCAAGAAAATATGTCAGATCGTGTTAACTTAGCAGTAGATCCACGAGCACAACCAAGATGCGGATTGACGGGAATGATTCCATCAATGGAGGACGGAATAATGCACGGAGCAATGCCACAGCCACGGCAATTAGTAGTGGACATGGGACAACTATCTCCAGAGGAAACAGAATTAGCGAAGGAGAATCAACGACGGATGGTATCTGGTTTCAACCGGTCGTAGAAGAAATGGATTGTCCTGATGGTGTATGTCCTGTTCCATGGGCAATAGATACTAGCGGCGAAGATGTATCTGTTTCTAAAATTTCAATTAAAGAAGATTTAGTTAACCATCCTTCTCATTACAACGATGGAGGGCTTGAGTGCATTGAAGCCATTGAAGCACAGCTAACACCAGAAGAATATAGAGGATACTTAAAAGGTAACGTAGCAAAATATGTTTGGCGCGAAAAGCATAAAGGGGGTATTCAATCACTTAAGAAAGCACAATGGTATTTAAATAGGTTAATCATTTTAGAATAATTATTAGATATTTTAAACAAAATGGTAGTAGGTTACGGACCTGATGGATCTATGGGTGGCTCAGGCGCATATCAAAATGATCCTCCAGTAGATTCTGAAGCTTTTGTTACGCTTCAAAACAGAAGAAAAGCAATGCGAGGCGGAGCCAGAGCGGCTGCAGCACGTGGCAAAAGTCCTGTAAAAGGTGCTAAAAAAGCTCGTAAAGCTTACAATCAACTAGCCGGTAGATATATGTAATTAGAATAAAAGTATAACTTTTATTCTGTTATGGCTGAATCCGATTCGCTTAAAAAGCTAAATGCGCGTATTGTAAAAATTGAAAAAGATTTAGCAAACAATACGCGTAAAAAAACAGTTACTGGTAGGCGTGGTGCTACAGGTACCCGTACAACTACAGGTAACAAAGGAGACGCAAGTCGCTCTACTTCGCGTACTGCAACAGGCCGTGGAGGCAAAACTCGGACTAGTTCTCGTGCGCGTACAGCAAACGAAGACGGATCAACTACCAGGACAGGTTCAGCTACTGGATCAGGTGGAAGATCTGGTAGTTATAACTACACATCTGGTGGCACCAAGACAGCAAGTCGGACTAATAAAAAAGGTCAGACACGCACTTACACTTCTACCAAAGGAGAAGATGGCAAGCGCACTTTAACCGCGACTGGCAATAAAGGTAAAACTAAAACTCTTGAAAAAGGTAAAGGAAAAGAACTTAAAGGTAAGGTAGCGGCTAAGCGTCAAACTAACCGGCGAACAGGCCGTGGTAAAAAAGCTTAGACTGTTTATTGTTTGAGGGCCATGGCTAATCCCGATTATTACGATTTAAAAAAACTGCGGCAGTTGTATCAAAAGCCTAAAGGTAAACCCAAGGCTAATCCCAACACCGCAGTCTTTTCTAAATCAAACTCTTCTAATAAAAAATCAAATAAAGACTGAAGGTGGCTCTTCGTCGTCTTCTAGTTCTTCTGGATCTGCTTCCATCATGAACTTAGCAATTGCTAGTTCTTGTAACTCAATATCGGATGGAATATTAAATTCAACTTCAACTCCTTCATTTGTTAAAATATCTCTCACTGCTTGAATTTCTAATAACCTTCGACTATATAAATTTAATAAAGCAATACGCATTTGATCCCACGTCATTTCTTCTGAAGCCAATTCTGCTTTACGCATTGCAAGCTGTAGATGCAAAGGCATTTCGTATTTTTTAAGACTACTTTCTTCCATATCGAGGTTTATTGCTTTTGATATTCTACTTCCAGTGTTGGTAGATTGTTTGTAATTCAGAGGGTGAAAACTCTATTAATTCAGCTTCTTCTTCATAGTCATTGGCAAAATTAGATAAGGCATAAGGACTAATGTGTTCTTGCAATTCTCTAATAGCAGCAACTTGACCCTTAGAAGCTGTATATTCTCTAAAAGCTTTTAGCAAAATATCTTTAGAATTAGTAACAACTTCTTCTTGTTCTCGCATAAATAATTGAACTTCGTGTCGACGACGATCAATTAGACCACCAACTACCTTATGATCATTGTCAAAGATCCAACACGATAGCTCATTAATTGTTTCGCTATAGTCTTCTTCATCTAATGTGTCAATAATATTGGAATAAAGAAAGGTTTCCCATCCTACTGAGTGGGCAAATGAAGACAAAGCACATACTTGACTTTGATCTAAACCCAAATTTAAAGCTTCAATTTGATTGCTAATTATTTCTACTTCATGCTTTAAAAATTCTAAAGCTTTTATTTTAGTTACATACTGACCTTTTTTAACAGGGCTGCCATCAGGATAAAACTGTGTTCCATATCCAATAGTATATGGATCACCTCCAGTATCTGGATCACAATATGCTTTTTCATTAAAGCCTTCAAAGGTTTTGATAATTAATAAAGCTTCTGTGTATGGATACATTGATAGCCTACATATGCCATCAGTTTACATTATTTTCCTTGTCCTCGGCGCATTTTTTTAGTGCCTTTCTGCACTGAATGTTTTCCTTGTCCTTGCCTAGTTTTTTTAGGTTTTCCTGCAACAAACTTACCGTCTTTAATCATTGTCGTACGATATCTCACATAATATACTAAACAAAAAAATTTT